CTCATTAAATTCAATGCAAGAAAAAGAACCAATCTTAAAGTAAAGATTAATGCGATCAATCAAATTTATTTTATTAATCTCATCTTCTTTAATACAAAAGAAATTATCATCATTAAGTTCTTGGTATCCACGATAAAAAGTTTTAGAAAATCCTGGATACTTCCTCTTCATCATTTTCTCAATACGTGCATCTTCAATGACGTTAATATAATCTTTAGGGATAGAAAAATCCCAATCTGAATTAGGAGTAAAAAGAGCATGACCTACTTCATGCCCAACAAGAAGATCGTAAACAGTATTAGAAGCACGTTGCCAATTGGGGAGGATTAGAACACGACGGTCCACATCAAACGATGCAGTGCTAACGTTCTTGTGTTCAACAATCAGGTTTTCAGTAGCAAGCAATTTAGCAAGATTGCCTTTAACTTCTTGGTTGTACATAAGTAAGGTTCCGTTTTGGATGTACCTATACTACAAAAAAAGACCTCCCTTTGCGGGAGGTCATGTGACACTTTTTGAACTGGGCGAGTCGCTTCTTCGCCTGACGCATCGCCTGAGGTTTCAGATGACGCTTTTGATCTTTCTTAGAATGGTGTTGCCAATTAGGTAGTTGTGCCATTTGACTGAGTGGGTTTGGAAAAGTTTTTAACCTTTTTGAACTCTATCACATTATCAAACTTATCGTGCAGCAGGTCCCCTTTGTGTGAGATGACGAACACATTGTTACCTTCTGTAATATTACGAAGGATTCCAATAAACTCTTGAGTGCCATTACTATCTAGCGAACTATCAAATACTTCATCAAGAATTAAAAGATTTGTATTGACAGAATTTTTTAATTTAGCAACTTCTCTCCAAGTAAACAAAAGTGATAAATCAATTCTCATTTTTTCCCCCTCACTGAATGAAGCATAGGAAAACTCATCACGATATCTTGATTTAATTATTTCATTAAAATTTTCATCAAGAGTAAAGTTAACATAAAATTCAAGTTCCCCCAAATACTTATTGATAAGATGATTCATGACAGGAAGATACTTCTTAATGATAGTAGATTTAACTCCATTATCTTTTAAAATATCAGCAACAATTTGATGATCTGCTTTTACCTTCAATGCTCTTCGGCATTCTTTTTCCTTTTCAATTCCAAAAGAAATTAAATCTTTTAATTTTTCTTTCTCTCTAAGTACATTACCATCATTGTTTTCAATAACAATAATTTCTTTTTTGAGATCTGCAATTTGCTTGGTCTTCCATTTAATTTCTTGAATACATGATTGCATCTTAGAATTTAAATTAGATATCTTTGTATTATTTTGATTGTAAGATATTTTAATTTTTTTAATAAGATCAATTTCATTTTGAACTTCTTTCAAAATAATTTTATGAGATTGTATCTCATCTTCTGATAACTTTGTTTTATGTTGTTTCAAATGTTCATTTATATTTTGATTACAAGTTGGGCATACAGTATTTTCAGAAAAAAACTTATGCTCAGATCGTTTTTCTTTAATCTTACTTTCAGCAAAATAATATTTTTGGTTAAGACCATCAAATTGCTTATCAATAATATTAATATCAATTTGATCAGAAGTAATTAAATTAATTTCTTTATTAATATCATTTATAGATTCTTCTACTTGTTCAATCTCTTCTTCAAGGAATGAAACCTTATCATTTTTTTCATTGATATTTTGATTGCTTTGCTGCTTAAGATCATTAATAAATCTTTTCTGAACATCTACCTTTTCCTTAAGCAAGGAAATATCATAATTCAATTCAGTAACAACATCTTTAGATTGTTTAAGGCGTTCTTTTAGAATTGTATTCATTGTTGAAAAAATTCTAATGTCAAGAATATCTTCGATGACCTCTCGCCTTCCTGCTGCAGGCAACTGCATAAATGGAACAAATGTAGAGGAACCCAATATAACGATTTGAGTAAAGGATTTGTAATTTAACTTAAGTATATTTTGTTCTAACCATTTTTGTTGATCAGAAGATGCTGATGCTTGATCTAAGATTATATTATTTTTATAGATTTCAAATATATTAGGTTTCATTCCCCTAATAACTTTCCAATTTATTTTACCAATAGTAAACTCAATTTCAACCACACAATCTCCTTGATTGATTGTATTGATGAGTTGTGGTTTGTTAATTTTTCTAAATGGTTTATTAAATAATCCAAAGCACAGTGCATCTAAAATTGTAGATTTCCCAGCACCATTCTCTCCAATAATTAAAGTTTTGTTGTTTGAGCACAAATCAATTGTAGTGAAGTTATTTCCAGTGCTAAGGAAATTCTTCCATTTAATAGTTTTAAATTCAATCATTACTAATTCGGTGGAATAACAATATCTTCTGGGGTAATTATACAATAAGAATATCCATTGTCCTCACACAATCTAATTGCAACATCATCAGGAACTTCTACTACTGTCATCTTAGGAAAATCATCTGCTTCTAATTGCATAGAATAACGTTCTGCATCTTCATGTTCTTCAAACATATACAAGATATTTTTATTGTTGATAGAAGGAGCATACGCCCCTTCGCTTTCTTTTCCTTCAACAGATAAAATAAACATTATTCGACCTCTAAAGATTCTAGGTATATAGTTTTAATTATACTCTTTAGATTGTCTTTGTCATCATAATCAATTTGTTCTATATAATTTTCCAAGAAGGTTAATGTCCCTTCAATTTCAATGTCACCACTAGTAGTGATTTCTTCTTGTGCGTTATCTATAATTTTAAGTTCATGAATACCTGCTTTATACAAATTTTCAATAAACATATCAAAATGATAATGATTGCTTTTCTTTTCAATAATTAACTTTACTACTCTATTACTAAACTGTTGGCAGTTAACTAAAGAATAATTTTCTTTCTGATCATTATAAAAAATTTTTACAAACATTTCATATGGATTTTTGATAAACTTTAACTTTAACGTTTCAGTATCAAAAAGATGAAACCCTCTAGTATCTTTGTAATCATTCCAATACATTTGATATGGATTGCCAAGATAAAAAACATTTCCAGCATTAGATCTATGATGAAAATGACCAGAGAACACTTTCTTAAATTTAAAAAATAGATCTGAACTCATTCCATGTTCCATCATATATCCAACATGTGCTTCAAATCCACTTAACTCCAGATGACCCATACATACTTTTGCTTTAGTATTACTTATTTCTAAAAATGTTTCAGTTTCATTTTCAGTACAGATCCATGGAAGAAAACAAATATCAAGTCCTTCAACAGTTATGGTCTGAGGTTTATCAATCATCAAAACATTTTTATACTCATTAAGTAACAGATTAACTGTATTGATTGAAAGAGTATTTTTATAATATGCAGTATGATTACCAACAAGAGTTTTTACTTGAATGCCCAGTGCATCCAATTTGTCGTAATAATTTTCCTTTGCCCATTGCAAAGACCAAAAATCAATTGACTTTCTATTATCAAATGTATCGCCCAAATCTAAAACTGTTTTAATATTTTCCTTTTTTAAAGTTGGGAAAAATATATTATCATAAAATTCTTTGATATAATCATGGAAAATTTGACTTCCCTTTCTCATTCCAAAGTGTTGATCTGTGATAATTGCTACAGTCATTCAACCTCTCATTTTTTGCTCAAGTGCATCTTTAATTGAATTGTAATCTGATTCACTTCCATATTCATCACTAGTAAATACTTCACTAAATCCAGACCTCTCAATCATTTTGTTTTTGATATCAAGTTGTTTCTTTTCTTTTTGTATACGACGCAAGAACGCATAATAGATAATTTGCGTAAAATACGCAAATGGATTCTTTGATTTTTCAGGATCAAAGTTATCAATGTAGGTAATACAATTTTCTATTCCATCCCCAATCATGTCATCCTTAAACATATAGTTGACAAAATTAGGTTTGTATGATAAATGCTGAGCAATTTTTAAAAAACAATCACCCAAATAATTTGTTATTCGTGGTCGTTCCAAACCTCTTTGCTTTGCAATCAATACCTTTTCACGATATTCGACTATAGCATAAAGGAACTCTTTGTTGTTTACGTAATGTTCTTTTTTTAAACTCATGGTTTATTTTGATTTCCTTACGTGTTCATTATAGCACTAGTTGGATGGCTTGACAACCCCCGCTAAGTCGAGTAGGATAACTCTGCTAGGGATAAGAAACTATAGAGCTTTAAAATACTTAGGAAAGCAAAATCAATTTTAAGAGTCCTCTTTATGAACTTGTTTATATACTTCTTCTAAGAACTCTCTAGCTTCTTCAATAGATGAAACATATCCTTCTTCTCTAGTTAAATTAATTTGTTTATTACTGCGTTTATTTTTAAACCTTCTGGGTGGAGAAGATTCAATCAAATGTAATTTACTTAAATTAGTAAGATAGAATTTAATTACAGGACCAGTTATTTCTTTAAATGTAAGTAATGAATCTCCATCAATAATAAATTTACTTTCATTAGATATCTTCATCCAAATAGATAATTTAATACCCTGTACCACTCCTGGGATATCTATCTCTTCAAGTGATATGGGGTTTTCAATTACAATATAATCCTGTTCAAGATTTGTTTCAACTACTGTACATAATAATTCTTCTTGTGTTTTTAATTTGATTGCTGCATAAAATTCTTTCATTTTATTTTTTTAAATTTACGTTTACCATTTCATAATCAAAATTCTCTTCATTATAAATTTTAACTCTTTCAAATAAATGCTTTAAAGTATAATTTTTAAAATTATTTTTTGATATATCATCAGCAATATCATAAAGAACTGCTTGATTTTTATTATCACCTTTTCTCAAGACCCTTCCAATTGATTGAAGATTTCGCACACGTGATTTAGAAGGTGATGCAAAGATAACGTTATGGAGATTGCGAATATTGATCCCAGTAGAGAAAGTTCCATAACTAGCAACAATAATTGCATTATCTTCTTGTTCTGTGATTTTACGAACTTCTTCTCTGTCTTGCACATCAACACCACCATGAACAAAAAATATTTTGCGGTTTATGCCGACGCTACTATTTATAAGTTCGTAAAGAGGTTCACCATGTTTCTCGACATAATTAAAAAGTAACAATGTGTTTCCTTCTAGATCTCTACACAAGTTACGAATAAATTTATTTCTATATTCATGAGTAACGAGGTACTCCATCTCATCATGATAAGAATCAAATTTTTGAAATTGATGCTTGAGAACTAATATTTTAATTTTTAATTTAGAAAGATACCCTCTCTTAATTAATTCATTTGTGTTAGTTACTTTTTCATGAGTACCAAATAATCCTTCAAGTACAAGTTTATTGGTATTACTTCCATCTAATGTTCCAGTAAAACCAATTCTATATTTGGCGTTGTGCATCTTGGTTAAAATATCAACCAAAGATTTTGCTTTAAACAAATGAGCTTCATCACCAATGACAGTAGTAAAATTATTAAAATAATCTTTTTTTAATTTGTATACGGATTGCCATGTAGTAATAGTGATTGGTTTATCACTAACTTTACTATATCCAGAATATACTTTATGGCAATATGTTTCTACGTCCCAACCATACTCTTCAAAATCTTTATACATCTGCTCAACTAATGAAGTAGTTGGAACTACTATCATAATTTTTTGATTTGTTTCTACAAGAAATCTACAAATTGAATAGATGATAAATGATTTTCCAGATCCAGTTGGTGATACAATTAGCTTTCTTTTCTTTCTAAGAGATTCGTAAATTGCTTTGTACTGATAATCTCTTGCTTTTAGATTAGAAAATGTTTCAATGTATGATTTGATTCCATTAAAGGAAACAAGTTCATCCTCTGCATTTGGCATTCCATAATAATTATTATCGGCATACTCATAACTATAACCTCTTTCTACACAAAACTGTTCAATGTATTCTATTAATCCACAATATATTTCTCCAGTTGCAGGAGAAAATAATCTAATTTTACCATCCCAATATTTGCTTTTATACGCAGGCATAAATTTTGCTGCTGGTACTTCAAAAGTAAAATGATCTGTTAACTCGTATGATATATGTGGTTGTACTTTTAGTTGTAGGTAAACTTCATTTTTCTTGCGAATAATAACGTCAGTCATCAAGTCCTTTAGCATATTTCTTCCAATCAATAGCGTTCTTTATTTGGAATGATCGATTGTTAATATTATTTAGAATTTCTTTAAGAATGGATTCTATCTTTTCATAGTACTTTAACGATGCCTTTGCTTCAGTAACACTGGGGTCTGCATCGACGTATATTGATACTTCGTTTTTTAAAATGCGATCTTCTGGAGCAAGTTCATCCCTGCCCATATAATAATTGTAGATCTCCCTATATTTAATTTTATAATTTAAATCTTTTTCTTCTTTTAATAGTTGAACTCTTAAATATTTGTCTAACCATTTTGCATGTAAAATTGGAATTCTTTTTGCTTCCTCAAATAAATCATCATTCATTTCAGCATCAACACGCCACTCTTCAATAATCTTTTCATGTAAACTCATAGAGTAATTCTCCTTCCATTTTTATTTCCAATTTCATAATACGTATATGAAAACGTTGCAGTCGCTGTTGCATACACAATATCAGTTTGATCTGTACTAAATGCAATTCCAGTTAAATCTACAGGAAATGCATTTATATATTTTACTGTTGCAATTGTATTGTAGTTGCTATTTAAAATTGATAATACACAATCTAATTGTTCATAATTATTTGTAGAAGTGAACTTTTTTTCTTTTAAAGATTTTGCTAGTTCTTGCCATTGTTCTAAGTATTGTGGATAAGTTATTCCTACCATCCAATTATGAATCATAGTATAATTACTAAGATCTTCATCAATTAAAAATTTAACTGTCAAATTTTGATAGGTTAATTTATCTCCTGTTAATTGAAAATCATTAAGTGGAGTTGCTTGAATAGGACCACTCATAGAAATTCCAGGGAGAGATGATTCAGTACAGGTAAATCCTATGGATTCAAATCCTGGAAAATCTAATCTAAACCCTGTTGGAGATAAAAAATTGTTATTACAATTTTGAGACATTTCATTCTATAGAGGATTATTAACTATTTATTGACATAAAAAAACCCCCCTTGTGGGGGGTCCAAAGTATGTGAATGACTCACATGAGGTTTGCAACAGAAACTCTTCTGTAATAAACGTTGGTGCTGAGGTTAGCAGCTGCCGCTGGATTTGCATCCGAGAGGTATGAGTTGTAACCCTTAGCAAATGGGTTGAGTACCATGCCGTAACGGGTCTTAAATCCGATACGTGGTTGGAAGTCATCCTGACCAACGCTACGTACCATCTGAAGAGGTACATATGGGCAGTAGAACATACCAGCGTCATAAGGAGAAGAACCCTTATAACCTACAACATAGTACTGATTACCTGATTGACCAGAAGCAGCAGATCCACCACGAGTGATGGTTGCATATGGGTCAATATAAACTCTAAAGCGACCGTTGAGGATACCAGCAAAAGTGTTACCAGTTTCGTCAACTTGGAGGCGATTGTTGCCCTCAAGAGCTGGGGTATAATCAAGTACACCTGCCATTGCGAGTGCCGAAGCAACGTCAGCAGAGCACATGATCATGTTGCCCTTTCCTCTACGAGTTTCACGTGCGATTGCGTTAGCATCACGCTCGATTTGGAACAAGAGACCCTTGAACTTCTCAACCGACCAACGACCATTGGAATCAACGTCCAGGTCAAAAGTACCTGCAGTAGCGGTATCGTGCTGAGCACCACGCTTAGCGGACTTATAGATGGTACGAACAACTTCTCTGTTGATTTCAGCAAGAATCTCAGATGACAGAATATTTGCCAGTTCTGATTCTGCATCAAGACCATGAATAGCACGAAGGTCTTGTGCGAGTTCAATGCTGTATTCTGCTTTCAGAGCACGTGACTTAGCAGTAACCGAGATTTTCTCGATGCTGAATCCCATCTCACGGAAATCAGGAGCAGTGCCGTCGCTATCCAGCTTCTCAGAATCCTGAGTGCTCATTGGATGACCGTTGCTATAGTAACCTTGAACGGTTGATTCGTTAGAACCAGAGAAACCGTCGTTCAGAACAGCAGGGTTGTCTCCAGTCAGTGCATCAGCAGCACCAGAAACGTCGTTAGCACCCTGAGTGCCTGAATGGTT